GGCCAGCCTCTGTTTGCCAGCGGAACCATTTGCGGATCGATCTCAACATACAACCTGCCCCAGCGGTCCACTCCGCCCGCGGCCATGAGTTTGCTTCCTGCAAGATCCTGCATCTGTCCCCACAACATGGCAGACATGGTTTTGCCGTGCGGTGAATACAACGCATCGTTGGTGGGCAAGAAATCCATCGTCTCGATGACGGTCGAATGCCAATATAGTAAATGAAACAGCGCACGGTCTACCGTCATGGCGGGCATGTGCGACCACGTGGTCGGGGTATTGTTGAAAATCAAATCGATTGGGAAGGATGGGGTTTTCCCGAGCCAATAATGCGGACCCTGCACCGTAAAGTGGACAAGACCCGATTCGCGGTCCCAGCGGATGGATTCTCCTGCGATGCGCCCGACACAGACGATGCTTTCCCGGCCCGCCAACGGCCCGATGGATTGCTTCGTCCCCCCATACCAATCCTCGGCGAACAGTATCACCATCGCACGATCGCGGATTTCGCTCAGGCTGGCTTCCGCTTCCATGGTCATGTCGAACATCCAACCGCCTGTATCGTAATCGCCCACGCATTGCGCCAGTTGAAATACTGTGGCAGGCATGTTTGCGCTGCGGTTATAGACGAAGACGTACCTCACACCAGTCGTCGTCTTGCCGTTCGCCGCAGTGACGGTGAGAAATACGCGATAAATTCCCACAGCGTTATAGGTGATGGTAGGCGTTGCCGTGGACATACCGCTCGATGCGCTGGAGCCAGGCGCGGTCCAGGCATAGGTTGAGATGCTGGACCCGATCACCCAGGAGCCAGACGCGTCAAAGCCCACGTTCACGGTTGCCGCATCCAGCCAGGCAACCGCATGACTGCCCATGACGGGCGCCGGGTTGAAATTGGTGTGTTGATTGCTGTAGGCGACATCCACATCCATTAATAGCGCCCCGCCCGAGACAACGGGATGTTTGGCCCACAGGTCGAAATCATCCATGACCGTGAGATGGCAATTGTCCGCCCACTTGATTTCGCTGGTCAGGCCGATGTAAAATACGCCCGCGATGGGAGCCTTGCGGATGCGGCACATGCCCAAATCATAGGCGCCTGCACTCGTTCCTATGTAAAGGGTCATGCCTGATTTCACATCGCCCAGGGTCCCCGAACCACCGTCGAATGCAATCTGGTAGACCTGGTCATTGGATGCAGGCGCACCATTCAACAGCGCAGAATAGATGGTATTTGGCTTGAGGATCGCCAGATACAATTTGCTCCATTGCGTGTCGGAGCGGAGCAGGGTTAATTCACCACCAGTCAGCGCGCGTGGCATTTAAACCGCCACCACCAGATTGCGGAATGTGATCACAAAATTTTTCCGATTGCCAAACCAGCGGTTCTGCCCATCGTTGGGTATGATCATCTTGGCTTGAAAATTTCCATACGTATCGTTGTCAATCAAGGTTCGGATGTAAATCTCCGCCGATGCGCCAGAGCAAAAGACACGTAATTGGTTGTACTCTGCAAGCGAGAGTAGTTGGAAGGTCCATGTCACGACCGGTGAGCCAACACCACGCGTGCCGCCCGAACCCAGGTTGACCACGCGCGCAAACGGCATGTAATCAATCTGCGGCAACGGGACCGGCGTCCCCAGCGATTCCAGGTTTGTCATTCCACCGAGTGTCGTACCTATTTTGAAGTCAGCCATAATTTACCATTTCCGTCCCCATAAATGCACAGCATTTGGGGGGACGCCCAGAGCGAAGCATCTGCGCAGGGGGGTCATCATGCACCACCTAGCGCCCCGGATAACGTGCTCATCAATTGCTCGTTATTCTCCGCGATCATTCCCTGCACCTGGCGGATCGTGAGACCGCTGGCGAACTGCATCGTGATGTTCTGCTGGCTGGCGTTGTTGTTCTGCGTGACTGGTCTGGTGAGTAGGTTTGCGATTGCATTGGGGTCCATCGCCTTTTGCATCCCAAGGATGTAGCCTTGCGCGGTCATATCGCCCAGTTTAAACGCCTCCGAGCTGGGGGATCTGATTCCAAGTGAGCGTTTGATTTGCGCTAGTACGGATGTCGCAACCCTCGCAGCGGTTGTAATGAGCGCAGGAAGCCCCAACAGCATGCCGTTCGCGATGCCTAATAGAATGAATCTGCCAACCTGAGACCAGTTGATGTTGGTGAACGATTTGGAAATGTAATTTACTAGGTTGGTCATCGCTGTGCGGACGAAATTCATAAAGTTCGCCCACGCCTGCTGAAAGCCAGCAAAACTTGAAAAAATCTTGGCAATCCGCTCCCTGAAAGCGTCGAAGGCTTCCCCTAAATGCTCCAGAGCGGCTTGTGTATCGCCGCGAAGAAATGCAAGCAACGCCTGCCAGAGAGCCTTTACAACCTTGACGAACAGCGTCACATTATCGCGCATGCCCAGGAAATTTGTCCTCCACATGATGTATAAAATCCCAACGTAAAGCGCGACCGCGGCCAGGATGATTAATAGCGGAGCTAGGGCAGTCAGGATCGCTCCAATCGCGGGGATTAAAGTCCCAGTGATAACCGTTCCGATTGTTCCGAGTGTGATCCCCATTCCGCTCAAGGTGGTGGCGAGACCTGCCAGACTGGAAACAATCGCGATAATAGTTCCGAGCGCCGAGAGCAACGGACCTGCGATGGCAACCAGTGCCAGAAATCCAAGCAAAATCTTTTGCTGTGTCGGGCTGAGTTTATTGAAAGCCTCCAGCATGGCGTTGAGCGAAGAAACGACCTTCAGGGCAATGGGAAGTAAATTCTGTCCGAGCAGCACTAACGCATCCTGCCATTGCGCTTTCAGGATGCGTCCCTGGTTGGCTAGTCCCTTCGATGTTTCGGCGAAATCATTTAACGCCGGGTTTAACTTATCGTCGAGCGCGATTGCGTTCAAAATAATCGCGCGCTGATTTGCCGTTAATTGCTTTGTGTTGGCATCAATCAGACCATTTGCCGTGCCATATGTGATCAAGTATTGATTGGTAATAAACGGGAAATACTTTTGAATCGGTTCGAACTGTCCGCGAATGGCAGATTGCCAGGCAAGCGCGGCATCCTCCACCTGCGTGTTATGGAAGGAAGCCAAATCTGCGAAGTGTTTGACTGCTTGCTCTGAAAGTTCTGTCGCTTCCACGATTGTCATTCCCCCGGCTTTTAGTGCCGCACCGATTGATGATGCGTAATCAAGGTATTGCGTTTTGCTGATGCCTAACGACGATGCGGCTCTGTTGGAATTGGAAACGACACTATCTGCCATCTCTTCGAAAACGACGATGGCTTTATTTTTGGTCTCTTCAAAATTGCTTGCGGCTTTGATGGATGCAGCGCCCACTGCCAGAATCGGCAATGTCAGACCGACGGTCATCATGTTGCCGATATTCTTCATCGCACCGCCCACCTGTGTGCCGATGTTGGCAAGATTCAATAATGCCGCTTTGCCTTTGATTACCCCGCTCAGCAAACCGGCAACATCGAGAGCTACTTTACCATATGCACTGCCTAATTGAATCGCCATTTGTTACCAGGTTCCATTTGCGTTGATTCTGACTTTCCTTTGTACGAGCGCCTTCGCACTTCGATAACCACGTGCAGGGATGCTAAATCCAAATCCGCTGAATGCATTCTTGCCTTCGCTGATATTTCGTTCCACGCGTCTGCCAATCATCAAGCAAATCTCGTCGAATTGAAATGCGCCCCAGGGCGTCTCCAATCCAACGATCGCGCTGGGTTGTATCCTGTAGGCTTCAGCCTGGTTGTGCAGTCTCACTAGGTTTTGCAGATTCGTCGCGAAAGGAGCGCACCGCCTGAACATCGCGGTTCAGAAAATTAAATACGTGCATCTTGTCTTCAAAACTCAGTTCGCTATACAGGATATGATCATCATCCGCGACATCGCCGATCTTTGGTTCTACAAAGCTCGCAATGATCAATTGTCTAATCAGAGTATTGAAATCGTTCTTATGCTCTCCCAGCATTTTCTTCCCCGCCTCTTCCTCATTCAATCCCTGGAATTCATCGCTCCCGATCAAATCAATAAGTGTGTTCGGAATATTCCCTTCGATGAAAACACTAGCAATATCAACGTCACGGATCGTCATAACGAGTCCGCTTGGCAATTCGATTTCATGCAACCTGCTCTCTCGCCATTTCTTCAAGTTCTCGGCGCGAGCTTCTTGCGATTGTTCCAACTGTTTCAATCCGTTATTTTTCGACATGGTTTCCTCAAAGGTTTATCTTCTTCCCTCCCGCACTCGCGGGAGGGAAGAAGCGGCTGTATGCCATTGGGAGTTTATGCGGTCTTGAAATCAATGACCGTGTTCGTCATCTATGCCGTTGTAAATTTGATCGCGGTATCAGCCAGCAATTGACCGAACACATCGTGGACACCTGCCACTGGCACCAGATGGACTGTGGCAGCGGCCAGATTGGCATTCGGGTTGATCGTCACCACCTTGCGGTTTGCGCTGATAGTGCGGACCATTGCAACCACCGCGCCAGCCGCGGTGACCAGGATGAGATTTTCCTCCTCACCCGTGGCAAGCGCATTGCTGAAGGTCAACACGATATCATCTCCAACTGCAACACCCGTGGCGTTATTGGCTGGCACGGAGGTCAGCGTGAAGACAGGCGGTACTCCGGGCAGAGCAGGCAGGGCCGTCGCGGTCTCGTTGGCAACCACATCGTAGGCTTTGCTGCTCACTTTGACGCCGGTGAATTCTGTCTCGAGCATAAAAAACTCAGCGCGTTTGAAAGTGCCTTTCGGTGCGGCGGTGAGTTTCGCCTTGAAGATTTTGATGTGGATGTCATCGCCTTCATCGCCCAATGACTTTCCGTAGATCTTGAAATACGGATACGTGGACGAATTTCCCTGCAGGGTAGCAACCTGATTCGGTGTGGAACCAGCCACAGCGTAGTTATGACCCGTCATCAGCGACAAGGCATTGAGCGGATAACCGCCCTGTTTGAACGTGCCCTTGACGCCAATCGGTTGCGTGACTACGCCTTGGAGATCATCGTTACCGTAGAACTCACCGGTCACGACCATCTCCTCGAAACCAAGTTCGAGCGACGCGGGCAGGCTCACCCTCACCGTGCCAGCCATATTCTCGATAATGATTTCTTTCAATCCAAACGGCTTATCATTTTGTCCAGGTGTTGCAGTCATTTTGTTCTCCTTTTATAGTTGGCGTACAGCCGAAAATCTCAACGAACCAAGTGGACAATCTAAAGCCTGGTCTCGTTGTTGATACACACCGCCTGCATATTCCATGTTCCAGATCTGCCCGATCCGTTTTTCGTTCAGATCTGTAAACACCAACGCCATCGCAGGCTCGATGACGGAATAACCCGAGCGTTGATAAAAATAGAGCACCGCTGTTGTGCGCACGCTTCGCAAAAACGGACCAACGGGAACTTCATTCGGGATCTTGATCAAGGCGCATGGTTTGATCTCTTTCGTGGTCGCATCGAATGCGGACGGTGTATCCTGCCGGTTGATCTCTTCCACATCATTGTGAATTCCGCCGGTCAATAAAGCCACCAGTGGGGCATCAGCAAGTAATGCGGCTTTGATATCATCACTCAGGCTCATTGGATCCATTTCTCCAAATCATCGCTGAACAGCCATACCGCCAGGTTCACAGCGTTCGGCATGATGGACTGATTCAAATCGCCGCCGATCATCTCTTCATACGCATCCATCTCAGCCCATTCCTGATCGCCCTTCAACCAGGCATTCAACTGGCTGGTAAATTGTCCCTGATCCATGAGCACCGCGGTCTTGTAGCACAGGCAGTTCGGGTGCAATGGCAGTTCAATCGTGCCAACCTCATACACCCCTTCCCCTTTTTCCCCTCCCTGAACAACGTCGTCACAGATATCCGTCTCCGGGTGCGCCTTGCTTAAGTGAAGTTGTTCTTTCTCCACCCATGGCTGGCTCGCTAAAATCTTGTCGGTGGCCAGCGCGTGGATTTTTTGAATCTCCGTCCGTGCCAGGCGCAATGCGTTATAAGATACGCCTCTCCCATCGCACGGTGCAGACATCAACCCCCCCGTGTCACCCTGCGCGATCTGCGATTTGGTTCGCCCATATAACCGCGTGCTGGTCCAGCGCGGACAATCTTCATTGGCTCCCAAAAACTGCTCCAACTCCTTCGCGATGTTCCATGCCGAATCGCTGTTCGCGATTCCCCTCAACAGCACAGTATTGATTCCATCCTGCGCTTCGCGATCTACCCTCCAAATGCGCGCTGAAAGGTTCAACGAATCGCCATATAGATGTTCGCTCGCCGCATTCAACAATACCGACAACTGCGGGCTGAATATGCCATCCTCAACCGCCTCTGTCATTGCGAGCGGTAGCGAAGCAATCTCCTCGCTGACCTTTGACCTTTGACGTTTGATGATGAGTCTCTCATGATAAACAGCCATGACCCCAAATGGGATGCTTGCCGCCTCCACATGAAGCCGCTGGAATTCTGTTGACCAGCTCTCGAAGGTCTGCTTCCACATTTCCAGCAATTTGATCTGCGCCTGGTAGCCGCTCGAACCGTCCAACACCTGGTCTTTGCCAGCCGCTTTGAGAATCAACGCGCTCGCCTTCTCGCTGAATTCGCCGAACAATTCATGCGTGCGGCCCGTGATAAACAAATGCAATCGCACCACTGCCCTGAACGAAGCCTCATACATCCGCCCAAGCGGGATGGAATCAAGTTGCTTCAATAGGGACGCAGTGCGCTGTGCCCTGGCTTCGATCACAACGACGGGTTCAAGGTAAGTAGTCATAA